CCTTCACGTCCGAACTGACACGGGCCCTCGCGATCCTCGGCTATCGCGCGAGCTACGATAGGAACTGGAAGGGCTGGCCCAACACGACGCTCAACCAGTGGGTGCGCCAGCAGGATCTGACCTCCCGCGGCATCAACCACATCGTCGTCGTCACGGGTCACTTCGTGGCGGTTCGGAACTCCACCGTCTCTGACAACCACACCAAGGCGCACATCCGGCAGCACCCGGCGCGGCGGAAGCACGTCAAGCAGATTCTTCAGGTCTGGAAAGAGGGCACGGACCTTCCGGTCCGCGTCGTTGACGCAGTCCTTCCCGCCCCCAAGCCCCGCGTCAGCGCGACAGTGGTGCGGGAGACGGTTCGCGACCATCTGCTCAACGGCCCGATCGTCGTAGGCGCCATGGCTCTGCAGATTGACTGCACACCCGGCGCGGTCCGCTCCGCCATTGACTGGCATCGCAAGCAGGGGACGAAGATCGTCGCTCTGGGCGGCAGCCGGTTCGAGCTAGGAGGAAGATTCGTATGAGTCTCTACTACGTAGTAGCTACCTGCCGAAAGGCACCCAAGGCGCGGAAGTTCATGGTTGGGCGGTTCATCGTCCTGGCCGAGAGCGCGGACGAAGCCATCGCCATCGCCAAAGACGAGCGCGCTGACGGGCTCGGCGCTGTCGAGAGTTGGACTGCAGAAGCATGGGAGGGCAGGACTGCTGCGCTCCGAGAAGAGTGGAAGTCGTAAAGTTCCGCCCCACGCAAGACGAAGGAGCGATCATGGGCTGTGATAGATGCAACCGAGACACACGCCGTTCCCGACGGAGGCGCTGTCATTGCTGCGACCGGCGCTGCTGCTCGCGGTGCGCGCAAAGTTGGGGCAACGGCGACAGCAGAACCGAGCGCTGCACTGACTGCGATACCCATCGCCACCCTGGTCCGCGCGGCGGGCAAGGTGGCGGCGACCGTTGTTGGACGGGCACGTGCCCCTGGAGGAGAACCGATGATGGCTGAGAGCAAACCCGAGTGTGCGGTGCCGCGGTGCCAGAGCAGGTCCACGAGGATCTGCATCTCGTGTGACCGGCCCATCTGCATGCACCACTCCACGAACTGGCCGCCGGACGTTCGCTGCTCAGGGCCCACCTGCACGAGGTGCTTGATCATGCAGGCAGAGTCTAGGAGAGCTAGGTTGCGCGACTGACGCCCACGCGCGAAGATGACAGGTGTCAAGGAGGGACACCCGTCATGGCCAAGCGCAAGCCTGGGGACAAGTTCACAGGGAAGTGCCGGCAGGATTTCCTCGACGAGCTCGAGCGAACCGGCCACATCTACCACGCGTGCAAAGTCGCTGGCATCAGCTACCAGACGATGAAGCACCACCGCGTCGGTGGACCCAAGGCCGACCGCGACCCCGCGTTCGAATCCGACTACCAGCAGGCGTTCGGCAACTACGTCGCCATGCTCAAGGCCGAAGCCCAGCGGCGTGCTGTGGATGGATGGGAGGAACGTCCCATTCTCGACAAGGACGGCAACGTCAAGGGCCACGTCCAGAAGTACAGCGACGCTCTGCTCCTCGCGCTGCTGAAGCGCAGTGACGAAGGCTACAAGGAGCGTGTCCAGGTCGACGCCACCACCGAACACAAGGGCGAAGTCACCCACACCCACACCCACACCGCCGAGTTGGAGGAGATGTACAAGCACATGGAACCGCAAGAACGTGAGGCCTGGAAGGTGGCACTGGCTGCGCTCGCGCGGGTCAGCGCGAAGCCAGACGAGGAAGCAACGCCACCCAAAGAGCAGCTGCACTAGCGCAACGTGGATCTCACGCGCCTCGCTAGCGACCCTGCCCTCTTGGGCGACATGGCACGGTGGGATGCCGAGGAGTCCCTCTCCTCGTTCATCCAGTACACGTGGTCAGTGCTGGAACCGGGGCGCGAGTTCATTGATGGATGGTCGGTTGACGCCATCTGCGAGCACTTGGAAGCAGTGAGCAATGGAGAGATCCGGCGGCTGCTGATGAACGTGCCTCCAGGGTTCATGAAGTCACTGACCACCAACGTGTTCTGGCCAGCATGGGAGTGGGGCCCTCGCAACCAGCCGACGATGCGGTACGTCAGCGCCTCGTACTCCGAAGCATTGACGACGCGGGACAACCGTCGTTGCAGGAATCTCATCAACTCCTCCATCTACCAATCTGCTTGGGGCGATAGGTTCCAGATCGCTGGCGACCAGAACGCCAAGGTGCGGTACGACACCGACAAGACAGGGTTCAAAATCGCGACTTCCGTCGGGGGACTTGGCACCGGCGAACGAGGCGACAGGTTCATCATCGACGATCCCCACAACATCAAGGAAACCGAGTCGGACGCTGTGCGGGAGTCAGCACTCCAGTGGTTCACCGAAGTGGTGCCGACGCGCATGAACGATCCCGACAAGTCTGCCATCATCGTCATCATGCAGCGCGTGCACGAGCGCGACATTTCGGGGCTGATCCTCCGGGAGGAGCTTGGGTATGACTTCCTCTGCTTGCCGATGGAGTATGAGCGACGGCACCGGTGCTACACTCCGGTCAAGCGCAAGAACGTGCCGTCGCAGCGGGTGACGCGCGTCATGCAAGAGCAGGACCCCATTCCCTGGTGGGCAGTGGAAGGCGAGGAGTTGCCCGACCACTACGAACCGAAGTGGGAAGAGCTGACGTGCCAAGACAGGCGCACCGAGGAAGACTCGTTGCTCTGGCCAGCGCGGTTTACTCAGCGTCACTTGGACGAAGACCTCAAGCCAGCGTTGCGCGCGTGGGGCGGCAGCTACGCGGAAGCCGGGCAGTTGCAACAGCGACCCGCTCCTCGTGGCGGTGGCATGTTCCAGAAGGAGGATTTCAACTTCATCGATCGTGCGCCCAAGGAGCTGTCGCGCGTGGTGCGGGGATGGGACCTTGCGGCCACCAAGGACGCTGGAGCCTGGACAGTTGGGTGCAAGATGGGACTCCATGACGGCAAAGTCTACATTCTCGACGTTCAGCGTGGCAGGTGGTCCCCTGGGCGAGTCGAGACTGCATACAAGGCGTGCTGCGAGGCGGACGGGTACAACGTCGTGCCGTCATTCCCACAGGATCCTGGACAGGCGGGCAAGGCCCAGAAGGCAGACATCGCGTCCAAGCTCCACGGCTACAGCGTCCACTTCTCGCCCGAGTCAGGAAGCAAGGAGGATCGGGCGAAGCCATTGGCCGCACAGGCCGAAGCAGGCAACCTATACTTGGTAAGAGGTCCATGGAACGATGTCTTCGTCAACGAGGCATGCATGTTTCCGAACGGGCAGTTCAAGGACCAGATTGACGCAGCGAGCCGCGCGTACATGAGGTTGATCATGAAGAAGCCTCGCATGGTAGGTGCTGCCCCTCAGGTATTGGAGTTGAGAAGTGGCTTCTGATCTCGGCATCTTGAGTCGCGTCCTCCAACCCTTCCGGCGGGCAGTGCCATCCACACGCACGGCTGGTGTGGCAGGGACTCCCATCTATGGCGGCTTCATCCAAGAGAACGAGAAGAACGCCAAGCTCATAGGTCGCGAGAAGTACAGGACGTTCAGCGACATCCTCGCCAACACGAACATTGTTGCGGCGGGAACTCGCTACTTCCTCAACCTCGTTTCCAAAGCAACGTGGAAGATAGAGCCAGCAGATGACTCAGCTCGAGCCCAAGAGCTAGCAGAAACTCTGCACGACATGATGCACGACATGATGACACCATGGCATAGAGTGGTGCGCCGCACGAGCATGTACCGATTCTATGGCTTCAGCATCCAGGAGTGGACGGCCAAGAAGCGGGAGAACGGCATCATCGGCATGCTGGATGTGGCGCCACGTGCACAGATTACCATAGAACGCTGGGATGTGGATGAACAGGGCGCGGTGTTCGGCGTCATCCAGCGAGCGCCTCAGACTTCCCGAGAAATCTACTTGCCTCGTGCCAAGATCATCTACGCGGTGGACGATACACTGAACGACAGCCCAGAGGGTCTCGGTCTCTTCCGGCACTTGGTGGAACCCAACAACGCGCTGACACGATACCAGCAGTTGGAAGGGTGGGGATTCGAGACAGACCTTCGCGGCATCCCGATTGGTCGGGCTCCGCTTGCGGAGTTGCAGCGTCTCGTGGATGAGGGAAAGATCAGTTCTGCGGACAAGACCGCCATAGAAGCTCCGCTGCGCGACTTGCTGCAGAACCACATCCAGAATCCTCAATTGGCGTTGCTGTTGGACTCATTGCCCTACGTCACAGAGGACGACAAAGCGACCCCTTCCAGCACACCACAGTGGGACCTCAGTTTGCTGAAGGGTGACCCCAAGTCGTTGCAGGACATTGCCGCGGCAATCGAACGGTTGAACCGAGAGATGGCGCGCGTGCTTGGAGTTGAGATGCTGCTCTTGGGCACGGACAGTAGGGGTTCACATGCGCTCTCGCGCGACAAGACCCAGACGTTCTCCCTCATGGTGGACAGCACGCTCCAAGAAATTGAAGAGGTGATGGAGAAGGACTACCGCGACCCCATCTGGGAACTCAACGGTTGGCCGGACGAGCTGAAGCCAACCATGAAGACAGAGCCGGTGCAGTATCGTGACATCGAGCAGGTCACCGGAGCGCTGAAGGATCTTGCCCAAGCAGGTGCGGTGATGTCCCCGAACGATCCTGCAATCAACGAGGTGCGAGATCTCACAGGGTTGAGCCACCAAGATCCGGAGCAGTTGATGGAAGACCTGGCGTTGCTGTCTGGGAACTTGCCGGACGATGAAGAAGAGGAAGAGACTCCTCCGGAAGAGGAAGAGGCGGACAACACAGAGAAGGTGAAACGCAAGCGAGGCAAGGGCAAGTATGCCCGTAAACGACGAGCTTAATCAGGAGGTCTTGCTCAGCGTCAAGTGCATGGTGTGCGAGCGTGCGAAACAATACGAACGCTGTGTGCCAAAGTATCTTGTCAGTGGGTTGATCATAGGATTTCACAGCAGCCATGAAGGGCACCAGCTCGAAATACGAGTCGACAGTACTGTCTACCTTCCCTGAAGTGTTGGTGAGGGCAGAGTGTGCACGTCCTGCATGCACCAAACCAAGGTGGAAGAGCTATGAGGAACTGGTGCCCTGGTATCTCTCTGCGCTGCCGGTGCTGCGGGTTCATGTGAAACATGGCAGTTGTCCGTTGCGCGTGAGCTTTGATGGGGTAGAGCATGTCTGACCAAACAATTGGCCTGCCCGTTGATGGCATCGGGAAGAAACTCGATACCGAAGAGTTGCTTGTTGCTGCCACTACGGTACAGCGCGAACGTAACCAAATTGCTGGGGCGGCAGACGTTGAGATTGCGCGTGTTCTCAACACCGATCCGCTGAGTGCTGACTATGCGTTGATTGTTCGTCAAGCTCCTCCAGTTTCTCCTAGCGTTGACTACGTCACCTCCTCAGCTTTGGCTGCGGGAGCCAGTGTGGACCTGGACGCCACAACGATTGCAGCCGCTACCACAGGGAAGTTGATGCGAGTGGATGTAGGTTCCAGCGTGCCCTGCAAGTGGGTGATCAAGACAAGAGACGGTGCGGTCGAAGTCATCAAGAACGTCCTTTACACCAGCGGGCTCACGGGTGGACAGCCGACCGACCACTACATTCCAGCTAGCAAGGATGGAGTCACGCTGGCAGGAGCAGGTGTCGACGAGAACTTTCGCGTCACCGTGACCAACCTGGGCACACAGGCACTGGAAGCAGCGGATGTGCATACCACCGTTGAGTGGGATGAGGTATAATCAGGGATGGCCAGCAAAGACATCGTGGTCTCTCACAACAGTCAGGAGATAATCGTGGAAGATGCAAGTGAGGCCAAGGACGAGCTTTCTGTTGATGTCAAGCTGCTGTCAGCAGATGATCTGCAGGTATTTCTGCGGCGCAAGGGCGCAGTGGAACAGGCACAGCTAAACTCTCAGATGATGATCGAGGGCTACAACGCCTGGGCGGTTGGTCTGAGAGCGCGCTATTCGATAGAGGGTTCGTTCTCGGTGGATACGCGAACGGGACAAATTCTCAAGATGGAGGAGGTTGCACCGGAAGAAACCGATGGCTGATCGCACAGCCAGCGGAACGCCTGTAGTGATAGATGAACGTCAGCAGAAAATTCGGCTACGTCGGCTCCGGCATGAAATCAATGCGATGGGAGTGTCAGTTGAGAAATTTGAGATTGACATTCTGGAATTGGAAGCAACCATCGAAAGGGTTCATGATTCAATCACGGCGACTAGGGACAGAATCGTTGTGAAGGAAGCCGAGTTTGCGGAGGCAAACTCACAAGAGGAGTGAGTAAATGGCTGACGTAGCGAGTTCCTTTGTACCGTTCGATCTGGATACTGGCGGTGGCACACAGTACATCGTTGGGATGTCGCCTCGGGGAGAGTCTTCCGGCGGTTCACTTCCGCTCTACAACGCCCCTGTAGCGCTCGGCGACAACACGACCAACCCGACGGTTGGTGGAATTGCCGTCTTCCCGTTGGTCTTCGACGGAACGAATTGGGACCGCATGCTGGGCGACCAGACCGACGGTCTTCTCGTCAACCTCGGCACCAACAACGATGTCGTCACGGAGCTTCCCGCTGCGGCGGCAATGACCGACACCCTGGCCAATCCGACCGCCCCGGCGGTCGCGAGCCACCTCGTCGGTTTCGACCGAGTCAACACTGATTGGACTCGGATCGATGGGCTGGTGGATGGCCAGGTCGTCAACGCGGCGGGTGCTGGCCTCCTCCAATTCGGCACCGACGGTTCGAACTACCAGGCAATCTCCGTCGACGCTGCTGGTCAGCTTCAGGTCGACATCGTCACCATGCCTGCCGTGGACACGGAGCTTCCTGCGGCAGCGGCTATGACAGACGCCTTGGCCAACCCGACCACTCCGGCCATCGCCAGTCACCTCGTCGGCTGGGACCGAGTCAACTCGGATTGGACGCGGATCGCGGGCATCGTCGATGGTGAGGTAGTCGGCGCGCTCAACGCAGGCTTCCTGCAGATTGGTACGGATGGCACGAATTACCAAGCCATCCTCACCGATGCGACCGGTGCCCTGCAGGTCGACGTGTTGTCCGGAGGCGGCAGTCCTCCGGCGCCTACCGATCCGGTCAACGATTCGCAGACCTCCGTGGCGGTGGCCGTTGCTACCCCGACGGACATCGACGGACTCGACGACGACAACCGCAAGCTCGCGTGGATCGACATCTGGGCGTCCGTTGCCTGGAAGGGTGAGGTCTTCACGGTCGACAACGCTGTCGAGTCATCGAGGAAGGGAGTTACCGGAGGTCCGGCACACACTGCGGTTCAGTACGTTCCGCAGCACGAGGACTTCATCCAAGTGGGTGCGACTGCTGGCGTGGATGCCTTCAGGCTCAAGGTCACGAACCTGGACGACAATCTGCCCGCCGATTTCCATGTGGTCTTCCACTACAATGACTGATAGCTAGGCCTGGCTCAGATGTGGAGGTAGGGCATGGCTGACCAACAGAAGGGTCTCGGCGAGCGCGTCGGCAACGAGGCGCACGATGCCGTTGACTCCGGCAATCCGATCAAGAGCGGTGGCCGCGCCAGGACTACCGCTATCACGCCGGTCGCCACGGACGATCGTGTCGACGCGATCTATTCCACGACCGGCGGTGCGCTGATCGCCGGAGAAGACGGTGGGGTGCCGACGGACATCTCCGTCACTACCTCTGGGCATGTTGATGTGGCAGTGGATGCCGTGGCCGCGAGCCCGATTCCGTTCGCCATCACTAACACCTCGGATACTCTCGTCAAGGCAGGTGACGCTGTCAATGACGCGATCCGCGTAAACCTCGTGGCGGGCGGCGGGTCCGGTGGCACGAGCCAAACGGACAACGCTGCCTTCACGGGTGGCTCAACTGGCGTCACTCCGATGGGCGCGATCTTCGACGCTACGCCTCCAACGATCGCTGACGGAAGTGTTGGTGCTCCTCGTATGAGTAGCACTCGCATCTTGCTCACGGAGCCCGAGGGTGGTGTCGCGCATGATGCCCCGGATGCTGGCAACCCAATCAAGGTCGGTGGTCGTGCTGTTACTACTGTGCCCGCAGCAGTTGCCACCAACGACCGGGTTGACGCCCTGTATTCGACGACCGGCGGAGCACTCATCGCGGGCGTTGATGGCACGACTCTTCGGAATATCGCGGTCTCTGGCTCGGGTCGTCTTGAGATTGACATTGCTGCACAGCAACTTGCCGCGCTGACGATCGGCGGTTTCGTGCCGCACGATGATCCTGATGATGGGGCCTTCGGCTGGCCCGTAAAGACCGGTGGCCGCGCCAGGACCACGCTCGATACAGCAGTCGCCGTCAATGACATCACTGATTCGATCTACTCCACGACCGGCGGAGCACTCATCGCGGGCGTTGATAGCACTACGGTACGCAACCTCGCGGTCAACGCTTCCGGGCAGATAGAAGTAGACATCTCTGCACAGCAAGGCAGCGCGGTCCTGATGCAGGGAGACGTTGCGCACGATGACGCGGACTCCGGGAACCCCCTGAGTACGGGTCTGAACGCGGCCGAATTCAACGCCGACCCGCCCCAGGTCGACGCGGATGGCGATAGGGTCCGAGCCATCGCAACGCCCCAGGGAATCCAGTGGACGCTCGGTGGTCATCCCAACATCATCCGCCGCGAGTACATGACGACCGCCGCGCAGACCAACGACCCTGTCATAGATTCGATCGCGGCGGGTTCACAGATCATCATCACTGCGATCTCGGTGATGGTCAGTGCAGCAACATCAGTGACGCCGCAAGTGAGGATTGGGTTTGGGACTACGAACCCACCGACCGAGCCGACTTCGGGCAACACTGTTGACGACATGCTCATTTCCCACCCAGGGATAGCCGCTGGTTCGGGCGTCGTGGAAGGAAACGGTTCTGCGGCCATCGCGGTCGGTGGCGACGGGAACGAGCTTCGGATCGCGAACGACGTGCCAACCGGCGGGCAGATCACGGTCATGGTGAGCTACTACATCTCAACACTGTAAGAGGGGGACAGGACAATGGCATACAACGTCGACAAGATTTGGGAAGCACACGTAGGAGAACTCGAACCCGTCGCCAAGACGCTCATGGCGGCGATTCGTGATGGGAAGGCGCTGTACGATGAATGGCAGTCGTTCCGCAACGCGCGAACGGACGCCGACATTGCTACGGACATGACCGCTGCCGGAGGTCGCGCAGTGACCACAGCCGACATCGCGACCATGGACGCTGCCTTCTCGGCGTTCGACTCCATCATGCGTTACCTCGACAACGACACGCCTCCGGCAGACATCGACCAGGGTTTCGCTCTGCGCGTCTTTTCTTGATCTCCCCCCCACACACAAGAATTCGAGGGCCACACAGATGAATGTTCTAGGTTGGCGTTGTTGGTACGAGGGCAGCGTGGTGCATCAGGGTCGCACATTTGCGGAATGGCAAGCGATGCCCGCCGATGGTGTGATACACGTCATGGTCTACTACGACCAGAATGATCGCAGCGGGAAGCCTCTGCGGCTGTCCTTGCAGGGTCACGACCATTACTTCCTCACCCCGTCCGGCGTGCTCGGAAGCAACAACGACAACATCGCCGACATCAAGCGGCGCTACCCTGGAGCTTCGATCAAGCGAGGTAAGTGGGTGCTCGTCGATGAACAGCAGAAGATCAATAAGTTGGCCAGCAAGGACTACAATCGGCCATGAGCATTTGGTTTCTATCCGAGAACGCTTCCGATCTTAGCGAACCCGGTAAAGACTTCGACCAAGCCCTGGTTCTTGA